GGTGTCAGTTAGACCAGTTACATCAAGTAGAGAACTGGTCGGTGCGATGTGTTCGCGGTGTGATTCCCATATGTAGCCCATGTATTCGGGAGTTATTTTGACGCCTTGTTGTTTTGTTTTTAAAGCCCTTAAAGATGACATAACAAAAATATTGTCCTTGTCTTGTTTTTTTATGCGCATTAGGGCTGATTGTAGAATGATATTTATGTGCGTCAATGACATATGGGGCCATTGTAGTACCATTTGGGGCCATAGGGCTAGGGGGGCGTGGGTGGCTCTGTGGGAGCCGTTACCTCTGGGGTAGGTGTAGGGGTGGGGGTAGGTACAACGTCCGGTAGGTGAGCAGTGGAGAGGCCTAGTTCGGCCATTTCGTCTCGATTGTCTTCATTTTGCATGAAATCGACGAATTTTTGAGGATCGTTGTCCATTTTTCGACGTAATGATGATGGTAGCGATTCGAATAGCGAATTCGCGGAAGCTATTATTTGCTGAGCTTCTTGGAAGTCGGGAGCATCCACGTAATCGTTATAGGTGCCTTCGTGTTTATTTGTGTGTGTTACGAGGCCCGTTTTTTGAAATCTTTTGAGTATGTGGTGGATGTTGACTTCGTCTTTGTGCGCTTGTTCTGTGCGCGATGGTGTCCCGTCCATGGTAGTCTGGACTTTACGTCTTTGTAGTGGTGAGGGTCGGAATGACATGATTGAATTCCTCTTAATGTTGCTGGGCGCTTATTGCGTTGGTTTTTTTGTTGCTATGGTGTTTCATTATATTTTCTGAGTTTGGCGCTTATCGCGCCTGTTCCTTTTTTCCACCCAGTTGTTTTTCCTCTCGGTCGCATGATTGTTCTGGCGCCGATTATTCCTGCGCCGGCTGCGCCGATGAGGGGCAGTACTTCCTTGCCCATTCTGAGCCAAGGATTGTCTGCGTATAGTTTAGCTACTATTGATTTTTGTACGTTGTCTAGGATCATGCCTTCGGCTGATGCTTGTTGTGATGCTGCTGTCGCTTCGTAGGCCATTGCCTGTGATGCAGCGGTTTTTGTTTGTTGTGTTAATTGTCCTTTTTGAGCTGCTAGTAATGATGTTTTGGCGACAGCGTTAGAGACTCCTTTTGCGGAGTTTTCCATGCGGGCAGTTGCGCCCGCTGGTGTTGATGCGCCGGGGCCGCCGGTCGCTGATAGGATAGGGTTGAGCCCTGCGGCTCTTAGGTCGTTGACTTCGCGCTGATGCGCTGAGCTGGACATGCGTTCCTGAAAGTCACGGTTCCGTTTTGCTTCTTTTTTGTTGGCGGCGTTTTGTCTTTCGCCGCCGATGAATTCTACCGCTGCTGTGAGCGGTTCCCATGCCATTAGAAGCGGTCAATATTGCCCGGGACTCCATAGAGAGGCATTGGGCGTGCGCATATTAGTTTGTGGTAGAAGTCGCATATAAAGTGTGGCTGGTCCGCCACTGCGATGCAGCGTTCTAGTGGTATTGAGTAAGGGATAAAGGCAGCGGATAGGGTAGGTAGTGAGTCGAATTCTTCAGCCAGGTGCCACGCGTCTAGCGTGAGTGCTGAATTAGACCGGAATTGTCCGGTGATTATTGAGGGCTTGAATCGATATTCGGCGTAGCGTTCTTGATAGCCGAAAACGGATTCATTTAGTTCTGTGTCGCCCGATGTTATGAATATTTCTTGATTGAGAATTTCTTGTTCTCCCAAATGGGAGAGTGCAGGCCAGTAGTAGTCGAAGCGGTCCGAGCGGGCCCACATTCGATTGAGGCCTTGTTGGTAGGTTAGATCGGCCCGAATTGTTACGAGGCCGATTATTATGCAGTGTTCCGTAAAGGATTTTGTAAATCCATGTCCTGTGAAGGATACGGTACCGACTGCTGATAGGTCGCCTAGTGAGCGACCGTCTGGATTGCCTTGTGGGTCTGTTTCTGCGGTTGAGTGTACTGGGGAGATGTTTACCATCGATGTCCCCCCCCCTAAATATTCCGGGCGTTGCTGGCGCATATCGGGTGAGGTAACTCCGAAATGACTTCTGAGAATTTCTATGTAGCGGGACCCCCCTCTGGCGTCACGTTCAAACATTTTTTGAATTTGAAATGATTGTCTGAGTGCGTTGACTGTTACGGATGCTGCGTCTTCTAAGTCGACTCGCATGAAGGGAAAGCCGACGCGTTCGGGGTTTTGTTCTAGGAAGAATTCGGGGCCGCTATCGTCCCCTTGTTGGCGTCGTGCTTGTAGGTATGTGCGACCGGGTAGGTCGCCTGATTCGCGCATATTTAGCGCGTCCGCGATTGGGAATGTGAAGTCATCGCGGATTGCCATTCCTTTTACGAAGACAGTACCGCCGAGGGGTACTTCTACGTCTGGTCCTTTTTGTGGGAATGGGAGTGCCGATGTAAAGTAATCGGGTTTTTTATTGCGCCGTTCTGGATTTACGGCTAGTACGAATTCGCTGTCAGGGCCATCGCCGGTATCGATACCGTCCGGTGAGTCTTGAAGGTTTTGGTCCCTAAACCATTCTTGCCAAATTCTTTGGTATGCGCGTGATGGTAGTGCGCTTACGGAAAATCCTGTTACCTCAGTTGGGATTCCGAAGTAATCCCCGAGTGAGTGTTCTTCTAGGCCTAGGCCGATTTGGATTTCCGGTGTTATGAAGTCTGTAGAGTCTTCTGGGTTGTCTTGTTCGCCCATCATTTTTACCCAGTTGTCCCATAGAATGCGACAAGGGACTGCAAAATAGAAGGTATCCATTTGCATGTTATCCATGATTGGGAAGATGGGCGTTGCCATCCGGGCGAAGCCGGATGTGCGTAGGTTGAAGGTGTCGCCGGGGAGTGCCTCGTCGACGAAGAACGGTATGAGTTGGCCGGTGTCCATTGTTGTTTTATAGCCGGAGGATCGGTCGAATGATGACCGGGGGATTTCCGCGTTGGGTACTTCGGAAAATCGGTGAGTTTGTGTTGAGCGTTGACTCCGGTTGCGGCCTGCCATGTTATGCCTCTTTTAGATTGGGTAGCGGTAGTTGTTCTTCTTTGAGCTGGATAAATTTAGCGATGCAATCTTGCTTATCCAGCACTGTTATTTTTGCGAATTCATCATCGTATGTACCGATGTGAAAGAGAGTGAAATCTTCAGGTGTTTTAGAGGTTTGTGATTTCGGGTCGTTTGCCATGTCTTTGCTAGCCCGGAGGGCTACGCCGTGGTTAATCATGGCGAAAGGAACGTTATATACTTTGGCTTTTGAGTCGTAGATTGCGTATAGATTGGTGAGCATTAGATTGTCCTTGTTAGTTTTTTTATCTGTTTTAGCTTGATTCGTTCTTTTACCCGTAGGCGGTTATTTGTGTTTTCTTCGTCGAAGACGTCGATTGATTGCCGCTTTTTCTCCTTAATAGGTTCGTAGTCTGCCTCGTAATGCTCGGCGTATTGGTCATGATAGTATTTTGGTGCGGGCATTTTGATGCCACGCATTGTTATAAACCCTTTGTCTAGATCGTGTCTATATTTTTCGAACCATTTTCGGCCGATGCCGGGGTTTCGAGACTGTGAAGTGTATTCGGGTTTTATGTTTGTGATTTCCCCAGTGTGGAAATCTTGTAGTTGATAGTGTTGTTCTGCTTCGTCTCCGGTGATTTTCTTGAGGCAGTAGCGAGCTACATATGCCGCGGATTCGAAGGTTACGGCCCCCACGGTTGTATAGCCTTTTCCCCATATGTTGTTTAGCCAGGTGGATTCGAATAGATCCTCTTTTATCTGTTTTTTGTCGGGAAAGTCGTGATTAAATATGATTGCGTGGTAGTGGGGCCTTCCGATCGTGCGGGAGGTAGGTGATTGGTCTGTTCCATATTCCCCGCACATGAAGTATCGGATTTTTTTGGGTTGTAGGCGTTTTCTTAGCCTTTTTGCGAAGGTTTGCCATTCGCGTTTATCCAGTGATTGATTTGAGGGCAGGTTTTCATCGTTATAGGTCAGAGTGATGAAGGAGTTTTCCGGGTGTAGGCTTGCTTCGTGTACGCAGCGCATTGCCCATTGTCTGGATTTTTCGAGCTTGCATCCGGTGCATTGCCCGCAGGCAATTTTGACCTCTGCATCTTGTTGGGCTTCCGCCCGTGTAAAGACGATAGGATAGCGGCCACGTTCGTTAGGTGATTTGGACCGCCACCCATCGAGGGGGTAATAGCATGGCATACGTGACCTAAGTGGCTACAGCCGGATACCGCCACGTTGAGCACGATTGCGAGAGCTATTTTTTTTATGTGTTCTGACTGCTGTACGTCTGAACAGTCTTTTGGACTTTTTTTTGTTCATTCTGCGTCGTCGCATTTTTGTTTACTCCTTCTTTAATGTACTTGGGTTTGGTGTGTTGTTAACTGATTTGGTGTCAGTTAGACCAGTTACATCAAGTAGAGAACTGGTCGGTGCGATGTGTTCGCGGTGTGATTCCCATATGTAGCCCATGTATTCGGGAGTTATTTTGACGCCTTGTTGTTTTGTTTTTAAAGCCCTTAAAGATGACATAAC